GGCTGCACTACTACAACCATCACCGGCCCCACACGGCCTGCGGCAACCAGCCGCCGTTCTCGCGATTGACCAACGTGTCCGGTCAGTACACCTAGATGCCCCTATAGCCTGGTCGCCAGGTCATCACCCCTACCGTCACGTCTGAGCCGCTGCCTGAAGTGAAGTCAATCGTGTTGTCTCCCGGTTCAAGGCCCCACCACTGAGCTGTGAGAGGTACGTAGCCAAAGGCGTTGCCGCCGTTCAAAGTGACGGTGTGGTTAGCCATGTCGATGACCGTGACCGCGCTGCTGTCCACTGCATAGCCGGTCAGGCTGAAGCTCTCCCCTGTGGCCTTGTTGGTGATGACCGGATCAGTGAGCTTGCCCGTAATGGTGATGACTGGATACGCGATGTTCGGGCTCGAGTTGTTCACGACGCTTATCGACTGCGCGTCGGTGAAGTAGAAGCTATCGAACTGCGGCGCGGTGCTGGTGAACTGGAAGCCGCCAGGGATGGCCTTTTGAATGTTGGCGTTCAAAGCGGCGCCGGCAGTCGTGTCATAGATGATCGGATCAGGTGCCTGAAGGTCGATCTTGAAGATGTGCTTGTATCCCGACTCCTGCAGCGGCATCTTGAAGTCCACGTAATGAGCAATCAGCTCGTACGTTTTGTTGTCGTCGTCCTGGATCTGCACGGTGATCGTCTCAGGGTGGAGCGGCAGAGCCTCTTGGATAGCGCGGCGCTTTGCTTTGGCCTCGGTAATGTCGTTAGAGAAGATGCGACCGTTGATCGTGATGAAGCGTGGCCCGTCAAACTGTGCACCGATGTAGCCGCCATTTTGACCCGAGCGAATACCGCTACTAGTCCTGACCTCTGGAAGCTCGAATCCAGTCAGAGGCTCATCGAGGAAGACCCGGTTGCTCTCATCGTTGAGAAGGAAGCCGTTGAGCCAGATCCTCATGATGCCAACCTCAATGAGAAACCGATGTCGCTGAGCATCGACTTATAGTCGGTGCCGTTATTGACGTTCAGGTTCTCGATGTTGATTGACGGACCAGAGCCGCCGCTGGCCAGCTCATTGCGCGTCCGGTAGGCCTGCGTGACCTGGGAACCCTGCGGCAGGTTGACCAGCTCAGGACCGTTCTCACCGACGAGGGTCAGGCCGCCTGGTGCGTAGGACGTGCCGATGGCTCGCTTGCTTCCGGCAGCAAAGCCAGCGCTGAGCTTATTACCAAGGTCACCGAAGAAGCCGTTGACGTTTGACTGAGCAGAATTAAGAGCACCTTGTACTGAGCTGGAAATGCGCCCTGGCAGCTGGGTGAACTGCCCGATGACGCCGTTGACCGTATCCGCAGCCCAACGGATGAGATTGTCCTTGAAGCCGTTGAAAGCGCCCACGGCAGCACCCCATATGCCAGCGGCAGCACCCGCTATGTATCCCGGCAGGTTGCGGAACCAGTTAGCGACGGCGTTTACCGCTTCACTGGCGAGGCGAGGAAGCTCTTGAGAGGTACGAACGAACCAATCACGAGCTGCCCCGTACATAGCCGAAACGGCAGCGGCCACCTGCCCCGGCAGTTGATGGAACCAATTAATAGCGGAGTTTATGAAGTTCGGGATGTCTACAGTCACGAACGCGACCAGCCAGCCAGCTGCCAGACCCAGGCCATAGGCGATTTTGCCGGGTAGCTCAGCGAACCACGCGCCGACGGAGTTGACGGCGTTTTGTACCCCTGCAACGAGTTCGGACCAAAGCCTGTCGAAGAAGCCAGGAAGACCCTGGAAGAAGTCCATCAGGCCGTTCCAGGCATTGACGATATTGTCCACGACTTCCTTGCCAAGTCGTATGCCCTCAGCAATGAACTTGAAGAAGCCGGACCACCCGGTAATGAAGGCATCCAAGGCCTTGGCGGCCAGCCAGAGCGCGGCAACGACGTTGACGCCGACGATTACCGCTAGGTCCTTAAGGCCCTGGCCGACGATAGGACCAAGCTCTTTCCAGAGATCTTGCAGCGCAGGTAAGAGCTTTTCGCGGAAAGACTTAGTGAGATCTGCTATTGCAGGCGAAAGAACGTCCCAGGCTTTTTGAAACGCTTCGCGGATGTTGAGGATGACATCGAGGACCTTGGAGTCTTCTTCGATGCCACCAGCGAACAGCCCCCGCTTAAAATCACCCGTTCTAAACAACTCGAACGCGCCTTGGATGTTCTTTCCGGCATCCAGCGACCACTGAACGGCGTCTGCGAGGCGGTTGCCAAACTCGGTGAAGTCCACCTCATTCAGGCCATTGAGACTCTCGGATAGCTTGTCGAACAGTGGCTTGGAGGCAGCGCCGGCCATCATGGTCAACTTGTCTTTTATCTGGTCAAAGCGAGCCGCCGCGGTCTTTCCCTGTTCAGATACCAGGGAATAGTCGATGCCCATCTCTTGAAGAGTCCGACTGATTATCTCCATTGCCGGAACGCCTTGTTCCTTCAGTTCATTGATGCGCTGGCGCGGCAGATTGAAGCGATCGACAATGGATACCCAGTCGCCGCTAAGGGCTTCGCGCAGTGAAAAGGTCGCCCCAGTCAGTCCCTCTGCCGGATTGATGGCAGCGAGAATCTCCGCTTGGCGCACGAGGTCTTTGAGACTTTTGCCAGAGGTCTTTGCAACTGGCGTCAGGTTGGCGGCAGCGTCTGCCATGTCGGTGAAGCTGAACTGAGTAGCCGCAGCTTCTTTCTTGACCCAGGCAAGCGTCTCAGCGACGAGCTTGCCGTCCTTCATGAAGGCGTTGAGCTTCGTCTCGGCCTGTTCAACCGCGCTGTTGAACTTGAGGCCGACGACACCGCCAGCGGCTCCTGCAGCGGCCCCAGCCACGGTTAAACCAGCGGCAGCCCTGCCCGCCATAGCGCCCATAGAGGCCAGCGCTCTGCCGTATTTGCCGGAATGCTCTGAGCCTCGCTCCATCTCGTCCGATACGCCGCGAATAACGCTGGAAGCGTTATCTTTAGCCTGGATGAGAATGGATATTGAGTTTGATGCCATATGAAGTTTTTATTTAGGCCGCTTTCTGCCTTTCTGTTTCTAACTTATCACGGTCGGCTTCTTGCGACCATATAAGAAAAGCCTTATTTATCGCCTCTAACGGCTCGCCTAAGAACTCCTGATAACTCAGGTGGAATTTCTCCCTATACCGCAGGAAGTTGATGTCCTCGATAACCTCTTGGGAGACGCTACTTGTGACGCCACGGACTATTGCGTTGCGGTACTGTTCTCTGAGGTCGAAGGCTCGCCGCTCTTCCCTTGAGCCTCTGGCGAACCTTTTGGGTCACTGAACTGCGCTCCGGTAATGTCAGCGAAGATGCGGTCCACCATCTCTGGCGGCATAAGGTCGAGATCATCCGCCTGAAAATCATCTAGCACTAGCTGGCCGCCTTCACCTGTAACCATGACTTTGCCGCCGACGATGTGGTCCTTCGTGAGGTTGAGCATGGTGGTAAACGCCGCCGCCTCGTCCTGCTCGTCTACCTTGGTGTCCTTGAGCTTCAGGCTGTCGCCGTAGGTCATCGGGCGCCACTCCACGTAGCAATCCTTATCCCATCCATCTAAGAAGCCATCAAGATAAGTCTTTTTCGTAATTGCCAGCTGTCGCGCCATGTAGTGAGTACTCCAATTAAATAACTGCCCCTAGTTAAACATGGGGCAGTTATTGAGTAAATAGAGACTAGGCAGCGATGTAGCCAGTGCGCGTGTTCTTGAGAACGGCATCGATTGACTTTGACGTTGCCGTATCGAACTCGCAGTAGAACTGGACCGTCGCAGTCACGACGTCATCGAGGCCCGCTGAACGCTCCAGCTCGCGGTAACGGACCTTGGAAGCGGTAAAGGTCAGGCTCTTCGTGCCGTTGGCCAGCGTAATGGACAGTGCCTTCTTCGTGTTCGCCAGGTAGTCGGCTTCGAGCTGCGTATCCGTCAGGCGGACCACGAACTCACCCTTTGCCTCGAAGTTGCCGCGATCGAACTGTGGCTGGTTGTTCGTTCCCAGTGGAACAAAGGCATTTGATGGGCGCTCGATGCTGAGCTTCATGCTCGAGGCGTTGACAGCCGACGCGCCTGTCAGGGCTCCGGTGTTAGCCGCCGTCTTCAGTTCGATGTCCTTGCTGGTGAACTCTTCCTCGGTGGTGAAGGCAACCGTCTCCGTCGAGCTGACGCCGACGCGGGCCTTGATGGCGCTCGACACCTGGACGTAACCGCCGGCTTCTGCCGTCAGCTCGAACGTGTCAACGGTGGCGTACGCGAAGCGTTCGGCGCTAAGCGGCGTGCTGCGGGCCATAGTGAGGGTGGTCGGGATGCTGGACTGCTTGACGCTGAAGGTGTGCGGATAAATGCCGCCGCTGGCTGCGCCCGTCGTCACGGTGCCGAAGACGCCGAGCAGCAGGACACCGATAGTGTCGATGGTTACTTTGCCGCCGACGGTGCCTTCAGCCCACTGGTGAGTGACCGCGCTGTCATTGACGCGATCGACCACGCCCATAGCGCTCTCGTTCTCGATTACGTTGGTTTTGTTTTGAATGCTTTGATCTAACCAGCGCATCCAGAACTGGGGAGCGACTGTAGTGCCAGGAGTGCCCTCGATTCCGAAGCCAATGCTCTCGCGCCTACCGATAAATGGATCAACTATCGCCATCACCTACCTCTTCTTTATTTAGTTTCTTTTCCACGTCGTCCAGGCTTTCGGCCTCGACTTCTCCGACGTTTGGCACGAAGTAAAGATGGCTGGTGTTCATAGCTGTTTCACCTACCTCTCCATTCGCTTTCGTATCTGCTTGCTTCTTTGCCATAACTCCAATGTAGAACATTGCACCACTAATTAAAACGGGCTTTTATCTGGGATTAGTTTCAACGGCATACTTGATGCTGAAAGAAACATGCCCCTCCGCAGTAATATCTGCCAATCCTTCACCGGCAACTCGAGGGTTTATGCCGTAGTCGACGGTCATCGTGGGGGCAACGGCGGTGACGCCTTCCAGGAGATAGTTTCGGAGAGCTCCCTTTACAGTCCGGGAACCGTACTTGCCCTCACCATCTAGCTTGCCGACGAACTCTCGGATCTTCCGCTCGGTCATATTCAGAGGATCGACGGCGTCCCCCGTCCAGTCATCCCGTTTATTCAGCACGACCTTGATGGTCAGCTGATCTTCGACGTCATCCTGGGCGAAGGCTGCTTGGGCCGTGGAGTCACCCGTCTGCGTCACGATAATCGCAGGCAAATTGAATACAGGGATGGCTTCGGGATCGCCGTCGTAGTAAGTCTTGAAAGCATCGCCAAAAGTGTCACGCATCAGGCTGATGACACGTTGGACCGTGTCTTCGCTATACATCGGCTTCCCTCTGCTTGGTTTCGAGGTCATCAGCCACGAACTGCTTGATGTGGTCCTCACGTTGCCGGTCCACCTTCATCATGACGCGCTGCGGCACCCCGCGGCCTTCCTGGTGATACTCGAAGTACTTGGACTCGTTCCAGAGGGTGGCACTGAGCTTAGTGGACTTGTGCTTGAAGCTGGAGTTCATCAAGCCCGTGCGGAAGAGGGGAGGTCTGCCAGGCCAACGGCGCGCCTTGAACGTGGCATAGGCATCATTCAAAGCTGGCCAGGGCTCGCCGATCACGCGGCCCCGTGAGGCGAACACTTCGCCCGACCAGAACTTGCTCAGGTAAGCGCCCGTCTGGTCCATAGAGTGCGAGAGATCGAGGATACTCACGCCATACTTTCGGAGCTTGGCAGCAAGCTCTTTGCCGCCCTGGACCTCAATGACGAACTCAGCCATCTAGAACCTATCCTCCATGCGGAAGTAGCGTGGCACAGATTCATTCGGCCAGCCTGAGATGGTCTCGCTAGTTCCCAGGTCGATGCCCTGGTCATCGGTTACGGCGATACTGCCCAGCTGGTAATCCTTGAGCGCAGCGCGCGCGTCTTTGATCTTCTTGGCCGTAGTCGTTGAGTGGTAAGCGTCGTCTTCAAGCAGAGCGGCTGCTAGTTGGATTGTCAGTGCATGCACGATCTCAGGGACTGGATCAAAGGGAATGACATAAGCACCAGCCAGGGCCGCGTTGATCTCTGCCTCCGCCGTTCGTCGCCATAACTCGACCCTGCTATCTGAGAGGTTGTAGGCGTTCTGGAAGCCCGCTGCTTCGCGGATCTCGCGGACTGACGCATAGTGCGGCGCAGTCTCACCACGAACCGCAGGCAGCTCGAGCAGATCAGTCTCGGCCAATGTGCTTTCGTTGAAGTAGGTGAACCTGTACCAGTAGCCGCTGGAGCCGGCAGAGTCTCGGTAATACGTGGACATCTGGTCCGGGTCGATCTCACGGGTAACCAGCACGGTAAAGGCTTCAGGATCAGGCACCATGTCCGTGACATTCACGGCCCGGTAGATGTGGATCTTGTCGCCTAGTACTGCTGTGACGGGCTCATAGGCCTTGTGTGCGAGCTTTAGTGGCGCAGACAGTGTCACAGTCGTCTCGTCGTCGACGGACGCCACAGAGGCCTTTTCAATGCCCTCACGGGACAAATGGCCGACGTAGATTACCTGGCCGTCTATTATTCCTTGAGTGCTACGAAGCAGAAGCTCTGATGCTCCCTCCGCAGCGTCGGCAGCAAGTTCAGACCGTTCAATGACGTTGATTTCGTTGAATGAGTCGATTCTGAGCGTTGTTGCCATATGTATTTAATTAAGCACTTATGACGGGAATTTGAAAGAGCTTCATGGACTTCTGGACTTGGCTAGCAACCGTACTTTCAGCAGAAAAGGCACCGTGGTGGGGAATCCCTGGCGTGACGGCCACTGCCACTATCCTTGGCGCGGCAGTTGCATATCTCTCCACCAGAGCAAGTGATAGGCGAAAGACCAAGATTGAAGATAGGCGCCGCTGGGACCAGGATGTCCGTAAGCATGGAGCTGAGTTTCTATCTGCGGTTGACGAGTACATTGATGCTCTCGATGCTTTCCAGCGCCGCTTTCGCGCTGATGGCGGGAAGTTCTACATCACTAGGGACGAAGCCACGGATAGGCTCATGCCCACCATTCACGTTGAACAAGCGCGAGTGAACACGGCCAAAGTGACAATCAGGGAAGCACTCAGTCACTTGTCCTTTCTGGCACCCAGGGCACTCAATGAAAGCGCAGGCAACCTATCTGATTTCGCAATGGGTCGAGATAGACGTAACCGCATCACCGAAGAGTTCATGAACGAATATCAAGCTGTGAGGCAAGAGGTAGTAGTCGAGCTGAGGAAAGCGATCAAAGTCGTAGAGCGCTGACCACCCTCAGGGTCGTGAGAGGATGGGCGAATGCCGCCGACTCCCCCACCCGTCATCATCAACATGCCCGATACGGGTGCGCCCTGGTGGGGCGTTCCTCTACTTGCTGGCCTCTTCGTCATCATCGGTGCCCTGGTCACATTTATTTCGACCAAGGCCAGTGATAAGCGCAAGGCTAAGCGCGAGGACAAAGTCCGGGTTGCGACGGAGTCCACTGAGAGCGCGAGTACCTTCATGGAGCAGGCAGCGCGCATAGAAAAGGCAGTTGCTCAGCAGCTAACCCTGTCTCACGTGAAGTTCCAGGGTGACTACATGAATGACATCGCCGCCCTTCTAGAAGAACTTGATACTGCGTGGACCAAGTTCGAGCTGGTAGCAGATAAAGAACTGCTTCAGCCGGGCAAAGATCTTTTCGCCGCCACTATCGCGATGGCGCTGCCTGATCTCACAGAAGAGTCGACAAGCCACTTCAGAGGCGAATACCACCGGAAACACCTTGCACTCGTCAACGCACTGCGAGTGATGAACGGGGTTGACCCGATTGAACGAGAGATCATCAACCCGCCGACCAGAACTGAGACTATGCGCATGCATGGGGAGTACATCCGCACCGCTGCCGAGGTCATGTTCGAAAAAGCTCGGACTAACCCACCTAGAGCTAATAAGTCTGGACAATAAAGAAGAGAGCCTGCACGGCTCTCTTTTCTTTTTTCTCTTCAGCTACTTCTTAGAAGGGGCTTTGGCTTGTTTAGGTGCTTCTACCTTCTCGACAGTGAGAAGTGAATCAGCCTGGATAGCCTCTAGCTGCTCGTCGGTGAGCTCACCCTCGTAGCCGTGTTCCTTGTTGATCACTACACCGGCACGGACGCGCTCGTTGTAGGGGAACTCTCGTGGAAGTGTGACTTTATACATGGGTCAGTCCTCCGCTCCGATTAGGAAGCGATAGCTCCAACGATCAGCTGGTGGTTGCCGTACCCGACGTTGTGGCGAGCACGTGTACCCCAGGTGAAGATGTCCTTGTCGAAGGCGCGGTCACTGTTCAGGTCAGTCTTTGCGACCAGTGAGATGGCAACGCGGATCTGGACGATGAACGGCAGGAGGCCCTGGCTCAGGTCAGCTACAGCCCACTTCTTGCTGGTGCCCAGGTGTGGGAGCACGACGATCTCGTAGCGCTTGTAGTTCGGGTTATCTAGGGCAGCGCCGTTTACTTCGATGGTGCGAGAGTTGACCAGCTTGTTAGCTGCAGCAGCCAGCTCAGGACCACAGATGATTGCCGTGCCCATGTGGCCGAGGTATTCACCGCGGTCGTCGACCTGCTTGTTGAGCAGAAGTTCAGCGGCTTCAACGTTGGTGGCGTTCAGGTCCTTTGCCGTGCCCAGGTAGTTGCTACCTGTGGTGTGGTCAGCATCGAAAAAGTTCTGGCCGTCATAGATAGGTGTGGTGAAGCCGTAGTCGAATGCCTTAGCTGTCAGTACGGTGTAGTGCTTAGCCGCCTTGGTAGCAAGACCGGTGACAGCGAGCATGATCTGGCCGGTGTTGTCGTCTTCGATAACATCGCGGTCGACGTCAAGAGTTGATTCCCACTTTTTGTTGGTGATCTCGTAGTTGAAGCCAGACAGCGTGCCAGGGATACGCTCAGACTTGAACTCACGGAGACCAGGCACCGTGCCAAGGAACGAGTACTTCTCGCTCAGGCTCTTGCTGTTGATCGGCATAGCGATCTTCTTCCAAAGGTCAGCTGTTGGCGCGCCTTCGAAGCGTTTTTGCCAAGTGACCTTGATGTTCGTATCAAGGGCTTGGAGTAGTTCTCGTGTGATTACAGACATTTATTTAAATCCTTTCTGTATTCGGGGGTTAGATTTTTACTCGCACTTCGGTAGCGCTTACGAAGCCAACGACCTTGCCGACCTTGACGTCGTTGGTTGTGGTTGCTGCGAGAGCTACTGTCTGGTCGTCCACGGCGTAGACGTCCTGGCCTACCCATGCCTGAGTAGCGCCAGTTGCAGCCATTGAGCTGACGCCTTCGCGCCAGATGCGGATGACCTTGTCGCCGGCCGCGCCAGCGCTGTTATCGACGGTTTCCATGGCGACACCCGCGAAGTTTTCGCTGGCTGTGTCAGATGAACCCTTAGCGTAGCCAGCAGCGTTGAAGCTGACGTTTGCGCCCTTGAATACCTTGACGGCGGCAAGAGCAACATCGATTAAGACGCCCTCTTGGCGCTCGTCAGCTTTTGATGCAGTGAGATTTGCCATTTTCTATAGACCTTTCTTATTTACTTTCTTCTTTGAACTTGGCGAGCTCTTCGGGAGTGTTGCCGAAGTCAGAGGCCAGAGTCTCTTCTTCTTTAGACAGCTCGACCTTGGTCTCTTCGCCACCCTTGCCGCTTCCGAGTTCGTCAGCGGTGATCAGCTTGTTCTCTGGAAGGCCGTTGATGAAGGCTTCCAGTTGGGTGCGCTGTTCACCCTTAGATGCGAGTAGTAGCTTGACGGTGCCGTCCAACTGATCTGACTTCAGGCGCCCGGTCTCGATGCTGGCCTGGACGAAGGTACGAGCCTTGGTCTCTTCCAGTTCGCGCTTAGCCTCGCGGCCGGCTTCTGCGTCGGCGCGAAGTTGTGCAAGCTCTTCAGCAGTGATGCCCTTGATAGCGCTAGCTTCTACCTGCTTCTGCTCAGGCTTCTCTTCCTGCTCTTCGGCTGCAGGCTTCTCAGCCTCTTTGAGGCTATACTTCTCGAGCTCTTCTGTAGAAAGCTCAGTTTTGTGCTCGGCCAGGAACGACTTTTCTTCGTCGGTCAGCTCTGCGACTTCTTTGGCGCGAATCTCTTCTAACGTCATGTTGTCTCCTTCTTTGTTATCACTGGTGCCGATGGCATCCGCCTTCACTTTTTGGTTAGGGAGACGGGAGGCCTGGATCGGCTTCAGCTTCTTGAATAATGGGATGTTGGTCAGGGCAGCGCCCGTGATCACGTTCTTGACGAAGTGGAACTCTTCTTCCGGGTCTTCCCACGGATAGGAGCTTGGGTTGAACTCAGGCGAAATGTACTTCCACTCGCCGTCTTTGATTGCCTTCTCAGCGGCAGGAGTCCAATCCACGTCTCCCAGGAGTGCCTGACCGTCGTCACTGGCGTAGACACGAGGCATCCAGCCAGCCGCTTTGTCGTAAGAGGCGTGACCGTAGTTAACCGGGACCTTTGGATCAGCCTCGACAAGGCCGACGCCGTTCGAAGCGTTGAGAACGTATTGCTGAATATCTTCGGGAGTGATTTCAAAATCACCGTGCCATGGAGTGTTCCATTTACCGGCCCGGAGAAGCTCAATTGTTTTAGGAGCGTTACCCTCAGCGTCTGCGCTGATTTTAACTAAGTTGTGAAATCCTTTTATTGCCATATATCCTTAATGTCTTAAAACCAGAGGTTTATGTCAATAGGAATAATGGCTAATAGTCGTAGACTAGCGAGCAGCGGCAGCGAGGATGGCCAGCTGGCCTATCGACTTCTTTACCGTTGGCTAGCTGAAATAGCTCATCGAGGGGCAGTGTCTTGCCAATAACCGGCGAGCATATCTTGCAGGCTCCGCTGAGCCCGTCCCACGTCTTACTCTTGGCGCCGGTCTTCACCGCATAGTGCTTCAGGCCTGTCTGGTAGGCGTTCACCGGCTCCGTCTGAGCAATGAGCGCTGCCCTGATTGGGTTATCGATGTGCTTCATCAGGCGTTCGGTAGCAGCGTAGGCATCTTCTTTCTCCGCGATGCTCTGCGCGACTGATTCTCGAATCAGCTTCCTGGTCGTCTCCGTGACACCAGAGACCAGCTGCGCGGTGTGTTTTCTGGCAGCTTCCATGATCGCCTCGTCGAGAGTGGCGAACTCTAGCGTTTCGTATCCAGCTGGGATGCCGTAGAGCAGTTCACCGGAGACAGCGCCCGTAGCCACGAGCTCGGTAATGAGCTGGGCTACGGCGGCGGTTAGAAGTGCCTGCTCGTCTTTCCAGGCTGGATCGTCATTGTTCAGGACCGGGCCGGCATCAGCTTTGACGGCTTCAGGTAAGCGAGACCAATCAACGTAGTCGATAGCGCGGGTAGAAAGCTCGTGTAAGTACTCAGCAACTGCCGTCTCTAACGACGCCTCAAGCTCCAGGAGACGCGTGAACGTCTCAGGAGTCGCTTTGTAGCTGTCCTGCCACTCTTCCGCGGCGTGGATGGCTACGTGCAGCTTTTCGCGGGCATCAAGCAGCTCGTTTCGTGTTGCCATAGAGCTGGTCCGTTATTGATGCATGGATGCGGCGGGCCTCGGAGATGTCAGCCTCAATTTCTTCCGTCTTCTCTTCAGTCTTCTTGGCCGGCTGCTGCTTCTGCGCTTCTTCAGCCTCTTTGAGCTCTTCATCAGTCAGTTCACCCCAGCCGATCATCTTGCGGGTGCTGTTCTCATCAATAGGCCTTGGGTGGAGGACGCCAGCGTCGACGAACTTCTTGATGGCGTCGCTCATCACTGGGATGTTGTCATCACTGATATTGCCGACACGCAGGGTTGGGTACTCGCGGTCGCTGTAGTTGAGATCCACCAGCGTCCGGACCACCGTGTTCTGCAGTACCTGGACGATGCGGCGGGCAACTGACTGGACTGCCAGTTCAAACAAGCGGCTGTGGTCCTCTGAGGTTGAGCGTGTGCCGGTGCCACCTGAAGCTCCGATCTCAAGGAACTGCGCCAGGACGTTCTTCATGATCTGACGGTCGTGGTGATTGATTGATGGCTCGACATCCTTGAGCGAGTTGGCCTTCATATCGAGGAACTGAACGATCCAACCTTCAGGGTGTTCGATGTAGGACTCTTCGTTAGCGCGGAGGTTTCGGACCATCTGGCGCATCTTCTTCTTGTCAGCGTCCTGTGCGCCCACAGGAGTAGTGACATCAATGACTCCGAGTGCATGGCGCTCATGCCCGACTGCATCAATGCGGTAGAGCTTGTCTTTGATGTACCAGTGCTTGAAGGCAGCACGGAGGATGGAGATACCTTCGTAGTTGTCGCCCTCTTGCTTGTGAGTGAAGCGGACCAGTTTCTCGGCCGGGATCGAGAAGTCTCCCCCGGTCATGTCGCGCTGCGAGATGCCTGGCTTGCCGTCTCGTGTCTCCCACTTCTGAATGGTGGTCTGCTTGCGGTAACCGAGCTTGACCAGGGCGATGCGCAGCTGGCCGTTGATCTCACGTGGTTCAAAGACCATCTCGTGCACGTCGTAGCCAAAGTCGAGGAAGGTCAGGGCTTCTTCCAGGAACTTGTCCCAGTCGACGATATGGAACAGGCAGTCATAGACGAGCTCAGCAACCTCTTTGTCCTTCTCGTCATCCGAAGCTGGGTCGACGTAGAAGTCAGCACTCAAGATCGGCAGCTTCACGGCGTTGAGTGCAGCATTCACCGTAGCATCGCTGCGGCGCATCTCATCGTAAATCTTGATGGCGGAAGCACCTGAAAGTTTCGGGTTGTATTCTTCCCCTGTGATAAGTCCACCCGTAATAGAAGTGCCGGAGCTTCCTATTTCTTTTTGCTTTTGAGGTTTCTTATCCATCTATTTATCAAAATACGATAATCAAAAGCTTTCGTCTAGCAATCCGCCCGTTATTGAGTCCCAGTCGTCTTCTTCATAATCATCGATCGGGGCTGGTGCGTTGTTGTAAAAGCACATGATCAAAGCATCGGCATTATCCGGTGAGCGAAAGCCGCGCTTCTTGTAGTCAGCCTTACTCTCCACGCCGCGGCGCCCCTTTGAATCCATCTTCCACTGACGTGTGGATAACTCCATGAGCAGGTCGTCGTTCATCTCGATCTGGATGGTGTCGATAATGCTGGCCAGGTAGAACCACGCCTCGCTAATAAGGTTCGGATACTTGTCGGGGTCAGAAGCAGCAGCACCAAAATTGAGAGGCATGACAGAGTAGCCGCGCACGATCATTTCGTCGGTCACTCCCCCGCCGACACCCGTGTCATCGATCTTGATCAGGACGGTCTTGTCGTGGTCCACGAACAGCTCCAGCTTGTCGCAGACCTCAGTGGTGCGAAGCTTGGTGTACGTCTTGGTCTTCGTCTCTTTGAGCCCCTTGCGCATCTTGAACACAGTCCTGTCGTCACCCATGCGTGCTACGTCAACGCCGACTTCAATAGCGCCCTCATCGTCGACTTTGCGCTGCATGGCTTCGAGGATGGCAGTGCGGCTAAGAATCGCAGTGTCAGATTGCGCGATCGGTTCGCCTAGCCAGACGTGAGCGTAAAGATCCAGGCTGGTCCGCTTATCTGCTTCCATTTCCTCTCGCAGCTCGGCAGGAAAGAGGCCGGCTCGTTCGAGAACGTCGTAGTTGACCTTGCGAACGTAGGTGCGGGCACGCTCCGTCTTGCAGTAACGGACATAGACCGGGTCCAGCTCGTTCATACGGTTGAAGGTGTAGATCAGCTGGCTGCCAGGCTTACGCACCGTCGGGATCAGAACCTTCAGGCTGGCTTCACTGATGCTCTGGGCTTCTTCCACCCAAGCAATGTCGATGCCCTCCGTGGACTTCACCTCCGTCGCGTTGTGGCGAAGACCCTTGAAGAAGAACTCAGTGCCCGTGAGGGCATTACGGATGACCTTGTCGGTTATCTCGTAGTCGGTGAAGCCATAGTTGTTGATGATGTCGGATAAGAGCTTGTGCACCGAGTCAGCGATGGTGTTCTGCAGCTCGCGGGTACAAAGGATGCGGAGCTTCTTTTGCCGGCCACGAAGGATCAGCGCTAGGGCGACGTGCTGAGACTTACCGGAACCACGTCCCCCGTAGAAGACGATGTTGCGCCAGTCTTCGTTGAACAGCTCCTCATACTCTTCGAGGAACTTAATCCTGACTGTCGGCTCGGTCCCCACTTCGGACGATCTCCACAAGCGCCTGCATCGGCTTACCAGCGGTGGTGTGATCGACCTCTGATTTGTCTTTCCACTGGGCGTTGTTCTTCAACCAGAAGATGGAGGCAGCGCCAGGGGCAGCACCGCTGAGCATACGCTCTTCAACTTGCTCGTTGATGCGGGCCTTCGCCTCTTTTATGGCGTCAGAAAACTTGTCACCTGATTCGTCGGAATCATCGCGGTCGTCGTACTTGCCAGACTCGTAGTCGAGCAGGGTTTCTCGGGTGGTCTTCAGCTGCCTGCAGAGGCCTAGGATCGTGTAAGGACGCTGCTCGGTCATCACCTCGCGAGTTCCCCAGTTCGTGCTGCCGTCCGGCTTGATGCCCGTTTCAACGCGGCGCATCTCGGTATGGGGGTCGCACACGTTGAAGTAGGTTTCAATCTGCTGCTTCAGCTCAGCGACGCTCTCGAACTTCAGCGGGCGACCACCTTTGTTCTTCTCTTCCGTTGGTTCTGTTGTTGAAGTGTCTGGCATATGTGCCCCTATTTATGGCACAACCCGGCAAAAATTAAAAGAGGAGACTCCCCATTCTCCGTCTATGATCGGAACATGAGCCAGGACTTTGAAGATTCCAAGTCGCGAGAGTTGGATCTGGAGAACTATCTGCGACACGTGCGTAGCGACGTCATGGAGACCAAGCTCAAGCAAGACCTGGAGCGGAAGGTCGAATCCATTGCTAGGTCTAACGCTCAAACTTCTACGATCACAGCATTTGCGGGCGTGTCTTTGGCGCTGCTGACTGCCCTCGTCACAACGAATCTCGGCTGGGCAAGTGTGTGGTCCAACGCCGTCCTCGTTTATTTTCTTGGTTTTGGCTATATCTCCGGAATTTTTCTGATTGGTTATGCTGCAGTGCAGCAACGGGATGGTAGACGCCGTGCCTTGCAGTACGAACGCCAGGCTAAAAAAAGCCTTGAATCCCAGATTGAGCTGATGCGCGGTGAAGACGATCTTCAGCGGATTCGCGCTGAGATCAAGAGTTCCAAGGGTAAGTGGACAGGGTCGGTTGGGTGACGGAAAGTAGGGACGTAGCCGCCCGCAGGGAAGACAGAGCTCCAGCTACTGCTAGTCCCTGGATAACGACACCTGCAAACATTGATCCCGCAGAGCCGAAGAATGGCTTGGCCAAGGCAACGCTCATCGTCACGCTTGTCATCGGGCTGCTGGGTCACGGTGCGACCATCACCGCAGCTTTTATCGGCCAAGATAAGAAGGATGAGGCAGCAGTGATCAGCTGTCCAACCGAGATTGGCAAAGCCATAGAGCTGCACAAGGCCAATCCGACCCTGAAGATTCAGTACTCCGGCGAGCTGGAAGCCCAGTGCCACGTGAACGACATCATCAGTCAATTGCCCTAGCGAAACTAAAACCAACGGTGCCCGGGCATTCAGCCGAGCACCGTTGGGTTTGACGCTTAAGGTGACTACCAGGTGACCTTTGCGGCCTCTACCTTGGCAATCTCAGCTTCCGTCAGCTCGTTCAGCTCATAGAAGCGCTTGTCGATCCTGCGGGCGGCGTTATCGATGTGCATGATGTGGTCAGCCACCGTGGCCTTGTACTCGTCGAAGTACTCCGACAGGCTTTCCTTTTCCTTGAGGCTGCCCTGGTACTTCAGACCCTTCACGAAATCGAAGAAGTCTACTTCCCACCACCGGTTCAGCTTGCGCGGCCATGCCGACAGCCCGGCTTCGTTCAGGACGAAGCGCTTGAACTTGTCCTCAAGCGCGGCCTGCTCCTGGCGCTTCTGGATAACCGTCTTGGCCCAGCCCACGATTTCCAGCCGGTCTGCTTCGGGTGCCTTCGGAATCGGGGTGTTGCGGAGGTTCGGTGACGAGTAGAGAAGGTAGCCGCCGCTCATGCGGAGGCCATCAAACAAGGTCTCGAACACGTAGTTGTAAAGAGAAGAGCTCAGCCACGCCTGGACGTATTCGGCCGGGAAGTCCTTCGTGAAGCTATGCACGCAGTTGGTGTTGATGGAGGCGTACTCACCATTGGCGTCGTAGTAGGCCTCGCATAGCAGCCCGATCTTGGCAATGATGATCTTGTTGGACTTGTAAAGATCGCGGCGTGCAACGGAAACATCCTTGTGGTGGATGTCGAGGTAGGGCTGCATGTAATCCACGCCCTTATCCTTGAACCGCTTGAGACCCCACATGCTCACGTACGGGTCGATGGTTCCCGTGTTGATGATCTTCAGGCCCTGGCCGTCGGAGTTGATGTGGGCCGAGTAGAGATCTGCTTCACCCGCCGTGCTGGTGGCATTGATCTTGCCGGCGTTCGCCAGCGGTACTCCCTTGTCGAAGACCTTGGCCGCGATGTCGATGCCATCGTTGAGCAGGAAGCCCAGGATGTTCTCGGTGAGCTTCGTCAGCAGCTCCGATGAATACTGGTCGACAACGGGCTGACGAGTGTCTTCGTCGATGCGTCCGGCCTCGACCTCGTAGACCTCGTCCTCCCCCGGCTTCACCTTGTCCAGGATGGTGATGACTGGGTAGGTGCTGGCGTCCTCGAAGACGTTCTTATCCGAGTAATCAATCAGCGTGCGGAAGTGGACGTTGCTGATAAGCCATTCCCGCAGCTTCGCGCCGTAGCTGGCGGACAGGTAACGGTTGGGGGTGATGAATCCCAGTGCGCCTCCGGGACGGAGCAGCTTGATGCCCAGCTCGAAGAAGTAGATGTAAAGGTCGACGGCACCAACCGAGGTGTCGTAGTTCTTCTTCAGGTAGGTGCGCTGGGAATCCGGCATGGAACGTGACATTTCCATGGCGCTGACGTACGGCGGGTTGCCGACGACGACGTTGAAGCCTCCACCTTCGAACGGCTTCTTGAACTGTTGGCGGTAGTTGAAAGCCTTCTTGGGGTCAACCAGTTCGCCGTCGATAAGGCTGTTGCCACACTTGATGTTGGCATCAAGTGCCGTCAGCTTCTGGCCGGGCCGGGCTGTCTTCAACCACAGGGAGAGCTTAGTAATTTCAACTGACTCATCGTTGATGTCGACGCCGAAGAGGTTCTGGCGAAGCACGAGGTCGATGATGCTTTCATCCGAGAACACGCTGGCAGTGAAGTCGTCGATGGAGCTGTTGGCTTCAAGAATCGCAGCGACGCGCTTGTTCTCGGCCAACAGGAAGTCCAGTGCGTACACCAGGAAGGCACCAGAACCACAGGCCGGGTCGATGACGTGGACGGTCTGCAGCGCCAGCTGGTACTCACGGTACATGTTGGCTTCGGCGGCCTCGTAGGTCGCGTCCTTGCGCTTGGACGCGAGCTGGTACTTGACCATGAGTTTTTCTTCGATGGAGCGCAGGTACGTCCCCAAGGTGCTGTCCACGATGTAGCGCACGATGTAGTCCGGCGTGTAGAAGACACCGTCTGACTTGCGCTTGTTGGACTTGGCGCGCAGATCATCCAGGGCGTCCGGGATGTGCTTGTCATCAACCTTGCGTCGGATCTCCTCCAAGTCGCTGATCGACTGCTCGAAGATGTGGCCGAGGATGTTGACGCTGAGGTCTTCATCGAAGTCGTAGCCGCCGAGGGCCAGGACGCTGGTGAGGACATCGTCGCTGATGCTCATGGCGTTCAGCTCGGCGTCGTAGGCAAACAGACCACCGTTATAGCCAACGGGGATACCCAGCTTGTCGCTGCCGGCATCGATGCCAGCGAACAGTGTCTTGAGCATGTCCCACAGGGAGGCTACGGACGAGGTGGCGGCATCCTTCTGCACGCCGAGCAGGATGTTCTCCGGCAGCAGCCCTTTGTCTTCCGCGAAGAAGGTGAAGACGAGCCGGTCGATAAGCTTCTGGCCTTTTTGGATTGCCAGATCAAAGTTGCTGCGCAGGTCTTCATTGCGGCGGTAGATATCCCGCAGCAGTTCGAGCCGGGCATCCTTGTACTTGCCGTAGAACTCTTTACCGATGGCGTCCTGCTCGACACGGAACTCGGAAAGAAGCAGTTCGGTCGGGGACTTACCAACGGCAACCGTCAGGCGGTCACGCCGCAGCAGCCCATAGAAGGTCTTGAAGGCGCGGTAATCGTAGGCGGGGTTGACCAGGTCATCCAGCGTCCAGACTTCAAAGTCCAGCTGGTGGTCGTTGTAGAGCCGGAACTCATAGAAGTTGCTGACGATAACGAAGGGGCAGGACCTGTACTGACTCTTGTACTTGAAGGCCTGCTGGACAGGGCTCATGTTGCCGTCGCGGCGCTGCGGCTTGTCCAGCTCTATGGACGCACCCTTGAGCTCTATCACTGCCGAGATGTTCTCGATCTCCGCGGCCGTGTCAGTGAAGCTGATTACCGCGTCGGGCAGCTGCTTCTTAAGCGTCGTCGCTTTGGGCTCGAAGGTGTACGGGGTTGCCGGCTTCTCTTTGTACCCGAGGATCTTCATGAAGAAGTCCTGGTTGTACTGCTGCTCGCGACTCGTCTCTTTATCGGCCTTCAACGAGCCGTGATGATAGTCCTGATGCCACTGGCGGACGATCTCCAGTTTGTCCTGGATTTCTTCCGTCGTTATCTCGGCTGCGAGCGCCTCGAGTTTTTTCTTACCAAATAAGCTAGCCACACGATGCAGTCTAAGTGACGGTTTCAACTTGGCGTGCTCAGGCCACGTTTGAATCAGATCATTAAGTTGCTGGGCTGTATCCAACGGAAAATTTGATCCTCAAAAGTGCAGGTAATACGGCAAACTACGTGCCGTGGGCAGGTAGCCATCAAGGCTATCGAGCCAGCACCGCCCTCGTCCACCGGGCGGTGCTGGCTCGGCGGCTACAGACCCGCGATCCCCTGCTGGATCACCGCGTTGAGGGCATTGACGATTGCCGTGACAGTCCCGGTCGCGGCAAGCTCACCCAGCTTCTCCCCCAGGGCTTTGACCTTGCCGCCCTCGGGCGCTGCGGACGTGATCTCGTCTTCTATCTCGGCCGCGATAATTTCAGTTTCGGCAACTACTTCAGCGGAGACACCAGCTGCACCGATTATCTCGCGGTACGAATCAAGCATGTCGTGCACCTGCTTGACGTGCTCCTGGCTCATCGAGATGTTCACGCTGGCGTAGGGACTGTTCTGCGCCCAGGCGAAAGGACCGTGGGCATTGATGTTGTAGACGTCGCCGCCTCGCGAGTTCTGCAGTGAAGTGCTGTCTGTGCCCTCGATATAAGCGAGTCCCTTGTTTGTGATCGTAGGCCGGACCACCGGCCCTCCAAAGGCGGCGGTTCCTTCCAGGTATCCCTCGTCCCGGCACCAGCGAGTGGCAGCGTCCACTTCCGTTTCAACATAGGGATCGCCCCAGAAGTTACCGTACTTGCTGCTCGTAAACTCGACGATATTCGGCGAGGTCCTACCTGCGTGATATTCCTCTTCAAGCCAGAGGAGGACACCCTTGCGCGCTTCTTGATTCCGGCGCTTGCGATTCGAGCGCATCTCCTTGAACTCTTCAGCCACGTCGACACCAGCTTGATTCAGGACAACGGTCAGGATGCCTGCGTTCATCTTCTCGAACCACAGCCATCCCCGCTCCTGCAGCGCTTCCAGATCACCTGTCACGCTCTCTCGGGGAAGCCCGTGCGCCTTAGCGTCTTCATACAGTGCACTGGTGCCCACTTGGCGGTCACGGTCAAGATGTTCGGAGTCGACGAGTTTGGTAATCAGTTGAAGGTGTCGTAGCCCGGTCTTGGACTGAGAAAGCGATTCAACTTCGGACAATGGTTCCCCCTAAGAGTGCGAACTAACGTGCTCCCTCACTCTAGCGACGGGGTCTGACATAACCCGGCCCGCTGTCGCGCCGCTCTGTGGATTGCCTGTGGACAGGAGCGATTCGAACATATGTTCTAAGATGGTCCCGTGATCAAGGGTGGAGCTCCAGAGGATGTTGAGCGCATGATGGCTCGCATGGATGCTGAGGCGACCCGCCCGATTGATGACCCGGCTCCCCTACGAGACTTCCCCAAGTACGGAAGGCCCCTGGTCTATGTCGGCGGGATCTACGGTAAGGCTGTGGCCTGGACCCACAAGTACGGCCTGATTGAATGGCTCGATTCATCCGGCAAGTACCACATGGGTTGGGCGCACTCATCAAGCATCAAGCGAGTGGCGGCTGAAGAGTGGAAGGGTGACAGTCGGCTGTAGCGCAAACAAAAAGAGGGAGCTTAGTTGCTCCCCCCTGCCTGTTCGCTTCCGCTTTCTACCTCTGGCTTGATCGCGAATACTCTGTCTCCGTCAATAACTTGACCGCTCCCCCACGCATGAAACTGACCCGCGTTCGGCCAGCAGTGGTGGAAAATCGTGCCATTCCACGTATAGATGTCGTACCAAGCTTTTTCGTAGTTGCCGTCATAGCGACGGAAACCCTCGGGCACCGGCCTATCCTTACGCCGGTTAGCCATTTACCACCTCCTTCTTTCGCTCGTCATAGCAGCCGCTGCATCGTTCTCTATCAGCAAAGTACTCACGAGGTGCGCCGTGCATCTGCTCCCACTGGTGTTCAGCGAGTCCGTTGGCACAGTCCTGCTTATAGGTTGAGTAGGTCACTTCAAGGTGCCGCTCATATCCGAAGCGTTTTCCGCAGCTTCCACACTCAGTCCACTCCCCGTCATCGCTCAGCTCCCAACTATCCGTGTCCTCATAGTTGCAGTAGGGGCATTTAGCCTCTTGGTTGTATTTGTAGTCGTAGTCACCCATATCACCTCCTTTACTTATTGATTCGGAGCAGCGCCCTCGCAGTGGCGCTGCTCATGTTGATTACCACCAGTGGCCCACATCCGATCCGTTGATAGGAACGCGAGCCTGCCAGAACGCCTTCGCTTCCGCCCAGGTGCCGTAGCGGTTCAGCACGTAGCGCTCCCAGTAAGCTTCCTGGCACGCTCGATCAGTTCGCCACTCAGGGCAGTCCTTCACGAGCTGCCCATTGCAGTCCTGGCCGAGGCCGATGCAACCGATGCTGTTCACAGCGTCTAAGCGGTTCGTACTTTCCTTGAAGTAAATGAACGCCTTAGCTTCCGCTTCAACATCAGCCGGCACTGGATCTGTGGCTTCTTCTCGCATGCTCTGAGGCGTCTCTACGGCTTGAGCCGGTTCATTAGTCGTCTTGGCAACTTCGACGTTGCTGACGGGCTTTAGGTGCTCCGCGTTGGTCTGAGTAGCGTCCGCGGGCTTCGCTACTTGGCTTCTTTTGACACGATCTGGATGTCCTGGATGACCGCTGCACGCGCATCACCGTGGATGTGGATGGCGATAAAGTATCCGCCGATCAGTCCCATGATTCCGAAGGTAAGGGCTGTGATGACGTTGGTCTTCACTGGCTCCCAGTCGATGGCCTTCTTTACTGTGATGTCTTGTGGACGTAGTTGTTCTGTTGATTTCACGTCTTTGTGTTCCCTGCCCGAGCGGGCGCTATCTTTTTATTTCGGCTTCAGTGGCCGCGACCAAGCACCTTGATAACCATTTGACTCTTACGTTTCGAGCTGTGGAGCGGATTGCACGCTCAGCTGGATTGGTTGCTCAGTAGTGGCGACTGAAGCTATAACCTCTTGCCTGTCCAGCCGTTTATCTGCTGCGCTTTGGTTATGTTTTTACTATAGCAAAATATATTGAAAGTTCAATAGTTTTGATGTAGTGGAATAAGCAACAGTAAAGGAATTACTAGAGGTGGCTTATCTCCCAAGCCAGCCATAAAAGGCTCAGTCCTGTTATTACCCAGGCTGTCGGCCGCACATACTCACCCCTGAAAGCGAGGACCGCGCCCCACAGCATGGCTGCTATGCAAACAACTAATCCTGTAATGATGATGAAGGGGCCGCACTCTTGCACTGCTCGGGAGCTCCGCTTAGATACTGGGTCCTACTATGCGCCGCGGCGGCCAGTTAGCCAACTGGATCAGTGCCGCCGTTGATGGTGTGGTGACGTTATCCACAGGGCTCCCACAGATTGTCGGCCCCACCCGCTAGGCTTAGAACATGGGTTCGAATGACGCCAAGGGCGCTACTCCTAACATCATGACCATCAACACTAATGCCGGCGTCCCCGATGCCTGGCTGAAGATGCAGGAATCTACCCGCCGGATGACCGCACACATGATGCCGGACGTCAGCAAGATGATGCCTGACATGAGCAAGTACGCCATGCCCCAGGTCCTGTCCGACTCGACGTTGATGCGGATGTCTGAGCTCAGCCAGCAGATGGCGGACGTAGCAGCACTGCGTTTCCCGGTCGAAGACATGAACCGCTTGCAGAAGCTGGTTACCCAGCAGACCGCAGGCCTGGACACGTTCGCGCGGCAGTTCGCGGAGAACCAGGCCGCTTTCGACAAGATGCTGGAACCCACACGCAACATGCTCAAGATGGCCAGCTACAACGACCAGATCCAGAAGTCAGTTGAAGCTATGGCCTCAAGCTTTGCGGCGCAGATGGACACGTCGCGCATCCAGGATCTCCTGGCCACCGCGTCAACACTCCGGCAGGGACTCACCGACGAGGACGTTGAGGAGCTGACGGACGAGTTCTACACGGCCCACCCGGACATCGCAGAATCGGTTGAGGCTTCCCCTCTCCTGTGGACGCTTTCCAGGACCGACCGCATGCTGATCGTCTGGTTGGTTGGCGTCATCGTGACGTTGTACGTAGGAAATGCGCTCCTTTACATCAGCACCGACTTCCCCGAGCTGAAGACAGTAATCGACGCCTTCGGGCTTGATTTTGGCGGTGGTGTAGATGCTGGGATTGCCACAGCTGCAGCTACCAACGAGGCTCTGAAGAAGCTGCCGCAATCCGAATCGGACTAAGGCCAAGCAGTACTCTTCTCCTATGAGCGAGATTGAGCAGGCGGATAAGCCCGTAAAACCTTGGCAGTGGCCGGGGCAATGGGCACGGGACCACACGTTTTACCGAGACATAGCTACGAGGACTGCTTCAGGCCTTATCATCCTTCTCATCGGCTATGTGTCCGCCGTACTCCTGGGCTACGTGGCGACTCCGGACGGGAAGAACATAATTGCTTGGGGCAGCCTGATCCTTTGGCCTGCTGTCTCTGGTGCCCTCGTACTCAAGTACGGCCGCAGGATCTACCGGAGACTGAACCGCCCAGGGAGAAGAAACCAGGCGATGCTTGGCATAACACTGTTTCTCTTACCTGTCATCATTGTCACGGTTGAGGGATTGCTTTACTACCTGTTTTCGAATAACGAGTTCTTCTTCAACCCTAGGTTCCTGAAATAAAAGCAATAAGCCCGTCTCTCCCTACTACTTAGGAAGTCGACCAGGCGAACCCTTTATAACCTACTCTTACGCCTCCGCCAATGCTCACGACTCTGCAGCCGGCTTGTCAGTTGGGATCTGTTCCAACGAAGGTTTCTCAGTAGTTCAAGTGCTCTGTAAGTCGGGCCTGTTGATATTTAGTCACGGTAGGCCATACCTGAGAACACTCGCCCCAGCGGTTTTGATAGTCAGGCCGCGAACTGAGTTGCTATAAAGGTATTTACACAGTCGTCCTAATGGCTCATAATCAAAGGCAGCTAGAAATGTGTGCCCACTAGAAATAGTGGGATTTCCTTTTCCTTGAAGTCCCTAGTCTAACTGTATGGCTCTACGCATGTCGCTAGAAATGTGCAAAGCTGTTTCTGATTATATGTGAACTATCTAACATTGCAACCCTATTCTGCTTGCCTTATCTGTGCTTCTAACGCACAATCAGCAGCATGAATCTACTAACACTCATAAACAAACGCTTCATAGTCCCAGAGACAAACACCCGGCGCTTCGAGCCAACTCTCGCAGAGAAGCGCCAGGCCTTGAAAAAAGACCAGAACTATTCAATCATGAAGAAGCGCGCCGTGGCAGTCGGTGCTAATCCCACGCAGAAAAGCCCCTCCAAGTGAGGGGCTTGATTGTTTGTAAGGCTAGACGCTTAGGCCGATAAGCAGGGCGACTGAGACGCTCAGGACCAGGCGGCCCTTTTCCGTCGCCATCCAACGCTCTAACCAGGACCGCTTCTTATACCTGTAGTCGCATCTGTAAGGCCGTGCTGATCCTATGCGCGCATACTGGCGGACTACTTCTCCATTCTTGGTGTCGATGACGTGATAGCGGCTCATAGTCCTGTATCATCCATGCACCCAGCGCACATGTTCTGACCTGATACGTCTTGGGCAACCTTGCAATCTAAACAAAAGGCGGACATTAGGCGGCCTGCTCCAGCAACTCAGGGTTCTCGTAGATGTTGCCGATGACTTGGATCTGAGCGCGCCCATTTTCTATCCACACGTCAAGATGTGGGTTATAGTCCCGGTGTCGCCATGTGGCTTCATACGCGCCATAGCGGAAAACGACTTTTCCCTTGTCGTGGCCGTTCGCCACGATGTCGCCCTCGTATATTTCAACGCCGTTCTTATCTTCGACCCCTGTGTATTGCATTAGAACCGCGCCATTGTCCATAGCATCGTCAAGAGGAACTTGCGCTACTAAGTCCGAGGCAACCATCTGCTGACTTTGATGATCCCAAGCGCGGAACTTGATAGCCCTCATTACGCGACCTCCAGCTTGCTTAGATCACCACCAGCGATCATTGCTGTGTCGTCTGTTATGTTTACCAGGATAAGCGTACCGCCGATAAGTTCGGCTACCTTGTCCGCATCCGCGCCGTTGAGATTGATAGTGTTCATATAGATATTCTCCGTGGCTTTCGCCTTATCTTTATTACTTCTTTATTATGCGCTTCACCCCTATAAAGTTCAATAGTTTTCATTCATTTTAAGTTGTAGTTAAGTCTACTTAAGACGGTCCGCGAAGCCTTCTATATGGTCCACGCTAAATAGGTGCTCATACTCCCCCAGCTTGCCGTGCATGTAGTTCTCGAGGTTCACAAGCCCTAGGTCAGTATCTGCCAGGAACAGAACCGCGGGCACTGGGTCTATCTCGTCCTTAGTTACTCCCGTATATACGGCCACGTAGTCCCGAAGCTTGCGCTCGATTTCCGGCCGGTTCTCTTTGTCCCGGTCAACCTCTATCCAGAGGCGCAGCTGTTCGCTCGTAGCTACTAGCTCCAGGTCAGCGAAGAAGTCAGGACGCACAGTCACCCCGGCAATCTTCATGTGACTATCCGGCTCCGTGTAGTAGCCACGTACCTTTATCTCGCCCTTATCTTCACGCTTGCATAGTTCAGCGAAGGCGTCAGCCACCTTCAAACGGTGCTCGGATACAGAGGTGAAGCGGGGACGATAAGCACCCCGCTTAGCAAGGAATTGCCAGCCAGTGGCCCCCAGTTGATACACAGCCTTACCAGAGCCCGCCCCATCCCCCAGGACCACACGACGGCCCATTCGCACGATGTACTTGTCACGTATAAGGCGCTTGGCTACTTGATCCCAGGAGGTTTTGCTTTTGCACTCGGGAAAGTGGAGCTGCCAAATATGGCCGCTGTCGAGCTGTCCGAACCGGTCGAGGGAGTGCAAAATCGAGGCGTCACGTGAGGTTAGGCGCATGCCGTCACTATAAAGCAAGTTAGCCCCGCCGCCCAGCCCAGCGTTTCCGGGGGAAGCGGGGGTGTTCTGTATGTGTCCAGACCGATGCTAGGCACATGTCGAGCCACATAGCCGATTACGGTCTGTTTTCCACAACCCTCGTTGCGTTTTCTACAGCACGAAAACTATTGAACTTTTATCACTTTCATTCATAATGAGGCTCAGCAGACAGGCCAACACCCAAAGCACGCAGATTTACAATCCGGGGAATATCACACATAAGAGAAAGGAGAGCCTATGAGCTCCAAAGACATAAAGCCACGAGCTTATCCACGACAGAAGAAGTCGGGTGAGAGCGTCGTCATGGCCATAAGCGTCAACCAAACCACGCCGCAGGCCCTTCGCATGTACCAGGCGTGGCGAAAACAAAACAACCTACCGAAAGCTGGTAACGGGGTACTCCTCGAGACCGCACTCTACCAACACGACGCTAAGTTCCGACAGTTCGTCAATGAACTCAAGCAGAAAGGAGTCAAGCAACATGCCAAGCGCTACATCGATAACTTCAAGACCGGGGCGTAACCATCGCCATATCAAGGCGCTTGCCGCAATCCGTGCTCGTCGTGAGGCGGTGAAGAACAAGACCTATATCGCCAAGCGCCGGGAGTTCACTGTATGAGTGAACCTATAGACAAGCCCGAACAAGCAACGGTAAACGATCTCTTCACAGACATCCCGGCTCCGATCGCTAAAGCCCTTATCCAGCTGCAGAACGAAGTAAGAGCTCTTGAGAAGACCGCGAAAAACGATCACTTCAAGAACACCTATGCACCGCTCGATGAAGTCATGGACAACGCACTGCCGCTCCTGGCGAAGAACCAACTAGGCCTGATGCAGTGGCCGGTGACCAAAGGCGATAAGCACTATCTCCACACCATCCTGGTGCACGAGAGCGGCGTCAACCTTCAGGGTGACATTGAACTGCTTCTGGTAAAGCGAGACCCCCAGGGACTCGGCTCAGCCCTTACCTATACCCGCCGACAAACCGTCATGGCGATCCTAGGCCTCTCGGCTAAAGACGAAGACGATGATGGCAATAAGGCGAGCAATAACATGCAGCCGGCGAACCCTGAGCAGATCGAGTACATCACTCAGATGTGTAAGGACCTAAAGTATCCCGAGGATGCCGTGCAAAAGCGTCTGCGCACCGTAAAGACAGAGGAACAGGCAGTTCTTGCCATCCATATCCTCCAGCAGGCGGTGAGCCAGCGTGCGAAAGCAATAGCCAAGGACGCGAAGAAGGTAGAAGTCGCCGTTGACGATGAACCCATTCCTGTTGACCGGAATAGCCAGGACGCCGTAAAACAGCGCCTCGCCACCTTCGGCTTCTCCTCTAACAAGTACATCTCCAGCTTCATCATGGCCCACACCAAGAAGCCGTTACTCGGTAACTGTGGACCGGAAGAGCTGTCCACGCTCAACGAAGTCCTGGACCGTGTTGAGCGCGGTGAAGAGAAGCTGCCCGCAGAGTGGTTTACTCCTGCCGATAAGGAGGACACTGCATGACGAAAGCACTCACCAGAGAAGATGCAGTAGCACTCATCATCGAGCGCGCTGCTCTTCTGCAGCCTGAACAGATTCTTCAACTTGTAGACGAGCTACCCGTAAATATCGAGGACGCAATAGCCGATTTCGGCGCCACCGTGGGTCTCTCCCCATCTGAGCGGAGACTCCTAGCGTGGCACAACATCAGCATTCCGTGGGAGCTGATGGAGTACGCCAAGGTAAAAGAGTTCTACGGACCAAACATAACGGTGGAATGGCCACCAAGGAATCAATAGACATGTCAAACACCAAAGTCACAGAGCAGGAGTTTCATTCCATCAAGAAGTGCTTCCGCAGTGGAGCTACATCTAAAGAGGTGCAAGCTGAGTTCAAGCGCGGCGAGACGATCATCAGACGCATCAAGAAGGCACGCAGCTGGCCCGCTTACCAAGCAGGGAACAAGGCACGAATCGAGCGTCGAAAGGAGCAGGGCCTCCTTGATACCAATCTCAGCAAAAAACAATCGCAAGGCGGCTCTTCGCGGTTGATGGGGAATTGAGTTCGTGTCGTTGAAGACAAAGGGGCCCGTGGCCCTGTTGGGATGAGTGTGTCTAAGCATTCAACCTG